AATAATAAGCCAGAACATCAACAGCAGCCGCAGCTCCTGCCGTCAATGTTGGAGCGGTGCCACCAGCAAACTTATATTTCGTCCCGCCATAAGCAAGCGTTCTGCTTCCCGTTCCATCCTGCGTCACCACAATCACACCAGACTGACCAGCCGTTACGTTGCTTGGATCGCCAAGTGTTCGGTTGCCTCCGAGCGTCACGCTGAAGTTATTGCCAAGGCTTAGATCAACAGCGATGGTCGCCGCATCGGTCAATGCAACAACCGTTCCACGCTGTGCCTTCGTAAAGCTCTGAGTAACGGCAAGGCCAGCAAGCGTTGTCGTTACAGCTGGAATCGTGACGGTAACGTCAGCCGTTGGATCAGCCACGCTCAACGTCAATTCATGCGCGTCAGGTGTTGCACCCTCAAAGATCAAGCTGCCATTAAACGTAGCATTACCAGCAAAGGTTGACGTGCTGTCGAACGTTGCAATACCTGTGACATCTAACGTTCCAGGAACATCAACGTTACTTGTAAATTCAACGCCAGTGCCACCAGCATCAGTCTGCAGCAGTTGACGGGCTGTGCCGTTGCCAAGCTTGCTAACTGCAATCTCTGCAGATGCACTGATGTCAGCATTGACAATCGTGCTATTGGCGATCATCGTGCTGGTGACGGTGCCAGTATCACCAGTCGTTACGACATTACCGCTGACATCGGGAAAGGTGATTGTATGGTCACTGGTTGGATCAACGACCGTAATTGTGGTCTCGTAATCATCAGGAGTGCTGCCTTCAAACACAATGAAGACACCGCCGTTGAAATTCAAATCGCCGGTTAGCGTGCCACCCGTGGACTCCAGCTTGTTGGTGTCTAGCTCTTGCAGCGCAGCTTGCACATCGGTGCTAGTAATGTTGCCCGCAGGCGTAACGCTAATGTTTGCAGCTGTTTGACCAGCAATAGCGTTTGAAACGTCAACCAAGCTAAAGGTTGAACCACCGCCAGCCCCCAATGACACCAACATGTCTGGTGGAGCCAAGCTGACTGCAGGTGCCGCACCAGAGCCAGTGCCGCTTGTTCCCACAACAACGTAATAGTTGAGGTTCGTAACAGCTGGTGCAGGCAATGCCGACCCAGCGGTAAAGCCAGCAGCTGATCCAGCAGTGGTTACACTTGTCAGAAGATTAGTGTTTGCATCATAAATACCAGCAAGAATCAGGTTGCCGCTAATAACGGTGATCGGGATGAATGAGTTACCCGTGTGGACGTAAAGATCTTCGTTCTTTTCGTCGAAAAAGAACTGACCTTTGAAGTCTGCAGCCGGGAACGTAACAATGTTGTCGGTTCCGCCAGCGCCGCCAAATTTAGTAACCGAGCTATCAGCTAACTTTGCGCCTGTAATGGCATCCGTTCCAATCAAAGAACTGCCAATCGTTCCGCTAGTTAGCTTTGCTGCTGAAAGATTTGGAATGTCGGCTTCAATTAAAGTGTCGCCAGCCGTCACATGCCCCTGGCCGTTGACCGTGACCTTGGTATAAGTTCCAGTCGTAACAGTGCTGCTGTGATTAAGGTTGCCTGAAACATCAACCGCTAAACCACTGCCAGGGATAACCGCACCAGCAGCTGTTGAGGTGGCAACAGGCAGATCAGCAGCAGCAAGCACTCTGCCGCCAGTGATTAAGCCTTTGGCGTCATAGGTGACTACGTGGTGCGTTGCACTGGCCGTCACATCATTGGCAATCTCAATCGTGTTGGAATCCATGCGGAGCCCATCACCATTGACGACCACGCCGCCTTTGGCACTTGCAGTTGCTACAGGAAGGTCAGAACCCGCAATCGTGCGATACGCCAACGCACCAGCAGCATCAGTTGGTCCTGCTAAAAACTGGTTTGCAGAACTGCTGTTATCAATGGTTGCTGCAATCGTTACGGCGTCACCACTTGTAGTTGCGGTGATATTGATGATCCCGGTCGTGCTGCCATTTGCCGTATTGATGGATCCGGCAGCTTTAAGACTCAGCCATGCTGACCCGTTCCAGCAATACAGCTTGTTGTCATCAGTATCTAAAGCAAGCTGACCTGTGAACGCTCCAGAGCCAGGCAGCGTTGTAACTAGGTCAACAGTTGATTCGTCTGCCAGCTTTGCTGCTGTGATCCCGTTATCAGCCACCTTGGCCGCAGTTATCGCACCATCAGCAAGGTCAGCTGTAGCAATGCCCCCAGCCGCAAACAAAATCTTTGCGCCTGGAATTGTGTCGTCAGCAATCAGCGTTACGCCATTGGCAACGAGATCACCAACCGTTAGCTTTTTTGTTTCACTGGCGCTGCTGTCAACAACCGCCACTTCATCGGCAGCGGCAAGATTGGCACCCGCCAAAGCTGCTAACTGGGAAATCTTTAGGTCAGCCATTGGCGGTAAATCCCCCTCGGGTTACTGGTCAGTCTCTAACAGCAGTTTAGCTGCCGCATCCTGATCTAATAGTATGTAATCTGCGTCCTCCTGTAAGACCGCATTTAGCGGCACAACGTCCATCCTGATTTCAATAGGACCAGTCGTAATGAAATCAGCTGTTATCTCAACCACAGACGATGTCGTGAACTGCACAGCGCAAGCAGTCAACACGCCAGTGAACTCGTACCAGATCTGATCATCAGAACGATCGGGTACGCCGCTTGGGTTATAAGTATTTGTCTTTAGGTAAAAACGGCCCTTGAACTGACTACCCACCTTGGTGCGTAACGAAAGCTCCAGCAAGTAATGCGGCAACTCATTTGCAGTGTCGCCTGTGTACTCCCAAAAACCAGACATCCGGCCAGAGCCAGACATCAAACTATTGACTCGACTTCTGAACTCGTCAGAAAGCGTTGTCGTGTCTACCGTTTCTCTTTCAGTGTTTAGCTCAAAGCCATTGCACTGAGCCAACAAACGAAAAGTCGCATTCTCAACAAAGACCTTGATGGGGATGTCGCTAGCAGGCGCGGCAAGTGCAGTTGCATTGGCTGAACCACCGTTGACCGCATGAGCAAAAGAGTCATAAAGGCGAATGCCGCCTAAGTCGTCAACATGGATAAACTTCTTGATCGCGTTGTCTGAATACCCAGAAATAAAATCAAGCGCACTGCCATCAGTGCTGATCATTTCGATTTGATCGCCAGTTAGTAGTTGACCGTGATCAAAGTCAAAACTAAATCTTTTGACTGAAACGTTTACGTCGCTCGTGTTAATTACAGAGTTCAGCTCGCTTCCGTCGAACTCACGCTTTAGCTCGACCTGCCCAAACGTACCAAGATAAACAGTCATGAGATTGTTGCAGTTGTCAGCGCACCCGTACCAACAAACGAAATGCTGACGCTAACGATTTCGCCTGTGCTAGCGCCCATTGTGGCGCTTGTTATGTAAGCAGTTAGTTTGATGTCGTTGTTATCCGTTCCATCAACCCATCGAAATGTTAACTCAACAGTGTCACTGGAGCTAACACCATCAGTACCTGTTTTTATTAACTTATTAAGCAGATTTGCTGTATTGATTGCGTTATTGCCGTCTTTGTAATACAACAGGCTTGCGCTACCTGAATAGCCGAGAATACCAGGGCTATAACTGCGAATGTTTTCGCCCAGCGTTGTTGTTTCTAGCGTCTCTAAATCGGATTGCAACGAAAAACTTGAGACCTTGGCAAGGGTTACCCCTGCTAGCTGCATCACGCCGTCCCTGCCTGTGTAAACTTTTGTCATCAGAGCACGCCGATCAGATTCACTGTAACAGTGCTAACCCCAGGCCGCACCTGCGTTAATTCTGGTGCGCTCTCGTACCGATACACGTTTCCTGAAGAGGTTGCACCAATTGCCGTTGAGTTGCCTTGCCAACCCGTCTTGGCTCCATCGTTTGTACTTACGCTTGCCACGTCAAAAGACGCAAAAGTGCCCTGTGTCTCGTCGTAATGATTAATGAAAAGCTCAGCGTTTGCGTCGGTGATGTTTTCGTACGTCAATGACAGCTTTAGGTTGGTGCGACGGCTTCCATAAAGAATCCGTGTCTCCGCTCCACTTTGAGACTTGAAGGTCTTTACTGGGTAATCGCCAGCAGAGAACGAACGACTTGTTGGCGCTAAAGCTGTCGGATACGGCATTACTAAGGCCCCTGTATAGCAAAGGCAGCGTCGTCAGACACCAGTTTAGCTAGCTCGCTGACCTCAGCACTATCACATGGATACTCAGAAGCCACAATTCGTATGGTCATGTCCTCCTCAAAGGTGAGCTGCTCGACTAAATAAATGTTTTCTGAAGTCGCTAAAGTTGTAATAGTAAAAATAGCGTTGAAAAACGTAGAGTCTGTCGCTACACCGTTCGACACCTGCATATTCCCGTACAGTATGTCCTGAGAAGCCGTCGTGTAATAAGTGATTGGATACGTTCCATCAGCAAGCACTGTTGCGCTTGTGATTACGCCTGTGTCACTAATGGTGCCATTTGACGCAGCACTGTAAGGGCTTGCTTCCGTTACAACTTTGATGAAATCACCAGGGGCTAAGTCAAGACCGTCAATAGTCGTTCCAAAAGTTATGGTATGAGTTACCAGCTTGCGCAGAGCTAAGAAGTATTTAGCGACCATAAGCGCGTGCTCGCGGCTGGTGCAAAACTGAGTCAGGTCAAAGGTTTCTAACGAACCAAGGTCATTGTCAGAAGCTAGCCTGACCGACAAAGTTCGCTCTTCAGGAAACTTGTTCTTACTTTCATAGCGATAACGCATTGAAGCTGTAAAGCCCCTGCGCTCTTCTGCACCTAAAAACTCAAGTTCAAACGTATCTTCTAAAATGTTGCCTGAAGTAAAAATCTGTTTTACCGATACAGGATTTGTACTTATCTCACCGCTTGCTGTTGTTGGCAGGGCTGGCCTTAGCGAAAATTTACCGTTGCTAAGTACAAAATTACATAAAAAGTTTGGAGCGTTGCTGCTGATAAATTCTCTTATGTTTACCTTCTCGGTGATTGCGCCGTTACAGAATAGCTTGTTGGCACGCAGAAAACGTGAAGTTTCCTCAAGGTCTGGAACGTTGATTAGGTTTGGCTCAGCAGCAGTCATGTTTAAACGGCTACCCGCACCAGCGGTAAAGTTTGTCAGCAGGTAAAAGACAAGATCCGTAAACAGGTTGCTAGGGCCTTCTCCTGTTGTGTTATTGGGGTCGTTATAAGTACCTAGGTCAGGATGTAATCTACGAACTTGAACACCGCTTCCAAGCCACACACGCAGCTGGTCTAAACGAGTAAAGGTGTTGCTTGCACGTAAAACCAACCCAGCTATCGTTAGCTTTTCGTAGTTGGCAATAGGGCTGCTTTCTACCATTTCGTTTACATAAACTATGCTATGCTCTGGCTCGCTTTCGTTTGACTTTTGCACCAAATCGCCATACAAGCTAATGTCTGCATATTGGCTTTGATTCTCAAAATTGCGATCGCCTAGAAGGGCCTCAGGCGTAAAAATTCTTTCAGATATAGCCTCAATGATAAATTTAATTCCAATCTTTACATTCGCTTCTCTGTAATGAGGAGCAAATATATTTGAGCTGCTTACGTCTACTCGGCTA